AATAAACTCGAGCCTACTCCAAGTAATTTTACCTATGATCCTATGTATAAATATATGGGCGCCGGCACAAATGTAACTATACAAGCCGGTATAGGTGATCCTGAGGCTATAGCTAGAGCTGTCGAGGATGTACTTAATCAGTCTACATATCGAGGCACCTCAGTAAACCGAGGCTCAGGTAGGTATTATGAGTAGTTGGCTACCGGAGTGGAGAATTACGGTAGGCACTACAATTTACGATAACGTCCTATCCGTAAATATGGCCACTGGCCGCGATGATATAGATTTACAATGTAACGCAGGCTACGCTCGTATGGAGATCGTAAACCTTGATAACTCAGCTTTTGATATCGATGTAACCGATGCTTTAGTACTAGAGCTTAAAAATAGCTCGGGCGTATACGTGCCTATGTTCGGCGGCCAAGTATCCGATTTTGGTATTTCGGTGCGCTCGCCTGAGGAAACCGGGTTTATAACGATCGGTAATATATTGGCCGTAGGCTCTTTATCTAAGCTTACTAAGGCTCTTTTTCCTGATGCCTTGGCTAAGGATACCGACGGAGACCAAATCTATGACGTACTGAACGAGCTACTTATTAACTCGTGGTTTGAGGTGGCCCCGGCGCTTGAGTGGGTAGATTACGACCCTACGACTACGTGGGCTACTGCAGAAAACGTAGGGCTAGGCGAGATCGATCAGCCGGGCCTTTACGAGATGATCGCTCGATCCGCTGAACCGACTAGCAGCTATAACTTATGCGCTCAAATAGCACAAAGCGCACAAGGCCAGATTTACGAGGATAAAGCCGGGCGAGTCTGCTACGCCGATACTGACCACCGTACGCAATACCTAACCACTAACGGATATACAACTATCTCGGCTAATTACGCCGTACCGTCCACGGTCAAATCGATATTACAAATAGGCAAGATACGTAACTCATTAGTATTTAATTACGGTAATAACTATTCTAGCCAAGCTACGGCGCTAGATACAGACTCGATAGCTAACTATGGCCGCTATCAGCTTACCGTTACTACTAACCTCCATAACCTCACCGATGTAGAGGATTTAATGGATCGAGAGCTTGGACTCCGAGCTATACCTCGAGAGCAGCTACAGAGCATTACCTTTAGGCTCGATAATTCAGAGCTGCCCGATGCCGAGCGAAATAAGCTTATAAACGTGTTTTTTGGTGAGCCGATAGTAATTAACGATCTACCTATTAATATGTTTAATGGCTCTTTTAATGGCTTTGTGGAGGGTTTCGCCATTAAAGCTACTCCGGGTTATGTAGACCTAACCCTTACTTTAAGCCCTACAGATTTCTCACTGGTCGCGCCACAGTGGGCAACAGTTACCCCGGGATCCCTTGTATGGACTGGGGTAAATGCTACTCTTATCTGGCAAAATGCTTTTGGAGGTTTAACTTAATGGCAACAGTAACGCCTAACTTTAACTGGCCCGTACCTACCTCGACTGACCTCGTAAAAGATGGGGCTACGGCTATCGAGGCCTTAGGTGATTCTATCGATGCCTCTATGGTCGATCTTAAAGGTGGAACGACCGGGCAGGTGTTATCAAAAGCATCCGGTACTGATATGGATTTTACTTGGGTAGCTCAGGATGATACCAACGCAATACAAAATACTATTGTCGATGCCAAGGGCGATTTAATTGCGGCTACGGCTGCAGATACTCCGGCACGTTTAGCAGTTGGAACAAATGGATATGTTTTAACAGCTGACTCAGCTGAGGCTACCGGTATTAAATGGGCTGCTCCTGCAGGCGGAGGTAAAGTATTACAAGTTGTACAAGGTACTACCTCAACTACAACTACAATAAATACTACGACAATGACCGATACTACAATTACGGCAACAATTACCCCTACGTCGGCAACGTCTAAAATATTAGCAATAGTTTCTATGCAGTATTATATGGGCCGTTCGGGAGCCGATAAGGGTATGGCTACACAGTTGCTTAGAGGCTCTACTAGTATATTTAATGACGGATCAGGTACAGTAACCTCAGGTTATTTAGTTGTAGGTGGTGCTAATCCTATTGCTCTTTCTGCCAGATTAGCTTTTAGTTATTTAGATTCACCTGCGACTACCTCAGCTACGACTTACAAAGTCCAAGCAAATACAAATCCTGCGACTAACGATTTTATTTGCCAACTTTCTAACGCTATGAGCTCAATTATTTTAATGGAAATAGGTGCATAATGTTTTATCTATCTAAAGCAATTAGACAACTACGCCCTACTAGCGAGTTTACTTTTACTGAGCAAGATTACTCAACTATTCAGTGGCACGTTTTAGAGGGCACTGCTCCCACCGAAGCCGAAATCGATGCAGAAATAGCAAAAATTAAAGCGGATGAAATTGCCGAGGCAAATGAAAAAGCAGTCGCTAAAGCTGCTTTACTTGAGCGCCTAGGCATAACAGCCGATGAAGCAGCGCTACTCCTGGGCTAATGCTTACAAGCTATAACGGATATCCGGCCTCTAAAGATCCAGACGAAATAAAGATAAAGTCCTATCCTGTAAAAGGTACTGATCGTAAGCTTAGGTGTGCTGAGAGTGTGGGCCCACTCTTAGCCGCCTTCGCTGCAGAGTTTCACGAGCTAATCGAGCCGATCGACGAGGGTACGTTTGATGACTGGGGTTACGCTTTTAGGATGGTGCGCGGTACTACCGATAAATTATCTTGCCACTCATCCGGTACAGCTATTGATCTAAACGCTACAAAGCATCCACTCGGTAAGTTTGATACGTTTCCGGCTGAAAAGGTACCGATGATCCGGGCCCTAGCTAAGAAATACGGCCTTAAGTGGGGCGGCGATTTTAAGAGCAGACCGGACGATATGCACTTCGAGGTAGAGGTAAAACCCGGCAAGGCTCAAGCCTTAATAAAGAGTTTAGGCTTATAATAAATTAAATCCTTAAGGGCACTAAGGAGTAATACAATGAAAGAGCAACTAATCGCAGCCGGCAAATCCTACGCACGAGCAGCTATAGCAAGTGCGGCCGCGCTGTATATGTCCGGGATCACTGATCCTAAAGTACTAGCTAATGCGTTTATCGCCGGATTAGTAGGGCCACTACTTAAAGCCGTGCAGCCAAGCGAGAAGCAGTACGGCTTAGGCTCTAAATGATTCGGGCCCTGATAGGGGCGGTATTGGGGATATTGCTCCTATCGGGGTGCGGATATCAAGGATGGGTTAGGTATGAGTGCCAAGAGTACAAAAACTGGGGTAAGCCTGAGTGCGTTAAGCCGCAGTGCACGGTTACCGGCACCTGCACTGAGGATCTTATTACGAGAGATGAATAGAGAAAAGAAAAGGCTAACGCCTGAGGATATACACGCTCGCCTAATCTTTCTTATAGGTGCTGTACTTGCCCTTACCTTTTTTGTAATTACAGGCGGTGCGGTTTACGCGCTTGTCTTTGTAACTCAGCCTGTAGGGGCTCAAGCTCCTAACGATCGAGATTTTATACAGCTGCTACAGACTCTAGCTATATTCTTAACTGGAGCTTTAGGCGGCGTACTCGCCGGTAATGGCCTTAAATCTAAGCCTAAAGATCCAATAAAAACCGACACGCCTACTTAGGTATTTGCGATTTGTCGGAGGATGCCCTCATACTGATACCACACACGCCGAGAGGGCTACTCGGGTAGTAGCCTAATCGGCCTTAACAAAGGGCGATATATGAACAGCTTGGACTTTTTAATAGTTTTTGGTATCACCGGCATAATGGCAGCGTTTGTTAGATTTGCCTATGAGTGGGGATACCGCGAGGGGCACGGCGAGGGTTACCTAAGAGGCCGAGCTATATCTAAAGCTCTCCAAGATAAAGGCGTAAATCGCTAATGGGATTCTTAGATAACTACGAGGATGTAAACAGCCGTATTAAAAGATTCCGTACAGAATTTCCTAGTGGCAGATTAGTCTCTTTTATTGAGCATATGGATCTAGACAAGGGCACGATCCTTGTAAGAGCTGAAGCTTATCGAGAGTACGAGGACACGGTGCCGAGCGCCGTAGATTACGCTTTTGGTAACGTAGCGACACTGCCGCAAAATATGAAAAAATGGTTTATAGAGGACTGCCTAACGTCTGCTTACGGTAGAGTTATTGGCCTTTTAACGCCTAGCGACGGCGGCAGGCCTACAGCTCAGGATATGCAAAAGGTAGAGGCCTCTTATGCCAATACTGAGCCTGATCCGTGGGCTGTAAATGCAGCTAAAGAGGGCATACCCACGATAGCTACAGCTATGGCAACGATCCAAGAGGGGCTAGGCGGTGAGCTACCGGCTGAGCCTCCTCGATGCCCTCACGGCACGATGGTCTGGGCTGAGGGTACGAGTAAGGTTGGTAAACCGTGGGCCGCTTATCGGTGCACTGAAAAGAATAAAGCTACGCAGTGCAGCCCTCGATGGCACGTTTTGGCGAGTGATGGCAAATGGAAACCTCAAATCTAACCGAGCAGTCTCTCTTTGACTATATAAAGAGCACGTACTTAGAGGATCTGCAAAAGACCGAGCACGAGTATGAGTACATAGATGCCACGAGTACCGGTTACAGGCTCACTATTGAGCTTAAATGCCGTAAGACTCATTACGACGAGCTGATACTCGAAAAAGATAAATACGAGTCGCTAATGGATAGAGCTCACGATCTGGGCTTTACTCCGTTTTATATCAACTCAACACCGAAAGGTATATACGCGTTTAACCTACGCAAAATTACGGTTACTTGGATTACTAAACGCCTACCGGCGAGCACTTTCGATAAGGGAGTAGAGATCGATAAAAAGGTAGCGTTACTACACATAGATAAGGCGGTACAGCTCTAATGGGTGAAATGACTTTTATTAAAAACGGATTCGCTACGACAATAGGCCGAGATGGCGAGGTAACTACTACCGTAGCCGTGCAGTGTGACGGCTGCTTTAAGTGGAGTAATGGCTTAGGCGGCCGGGATATTGAGGATATAGGCGATGAGGTAGTTATGTGGCTGTGTGCGGAGTGCCGTAAATGACCACATATAAACACGAGTGCCGAGCCTGTAAAAAGGTTACGGAGCAGATCGAGCGCATAATTACCGATAACCTACCGCCATACGTAAAGACCCTGCAGTGTACAAAGTGTGGGGTTATGGGCGTATGTATGATCGAGGAGCCTAAAGATGCCAACGTATGAGTATGAGTGCATAAGCTGCAATATCAGATATGAATCCATACAGCCAATAGGCGAAAATGTAGCGCCTATATGTTGCGGTACAGCTATGAGGCAAGTCTACTCAGTGCCGGGTATTAGCTTTAAGGGCACTGGATGGGGTGGATCTAAGTGATTAGTTATCCACAGGAGTTATCCACAGAGTGTATAAAGGTGTGTAAGACACGCTCTAAGTACGCTCGAGTTATCCACATATTTGCTATGTATTTGACTATAGGAGTACGCTCCATACTCGCAGGCGAGCCGCTGAGGCGGATAGCTCGCAGGCGTAGTTTGGTGCTTTTGGCCGGGCTATTGCTATTTACCAATATGCCTACAGCTAAGGCTCTTAGCACTGCAAGAGATATTAATAGCTACAAGATATACGCACATATAAAGCTACAAAGTGCTAAAGAGTATCGATGCTTAGAGCTACTATGGCATAAAGAGAGTAGATGGAATCCAAGAGCTAATAACCCTAAGAGCTCTGCATATGGGATACCTCAACTGCTTAA